AAAAGAAGCAGCAAAAGAAGCAGCAGCAAAAGAAGCAGCAGTAGCAAAAGAAGCAGCAGTAGCAAAAGAAGCAGCAGTAGCAAAAGAAACGGAGGATTGGCAACGACGATTGCAATTGCAAAACCCGCCGTTGGTGTTGAATGATAAGTTTGTGATTATAGGTGGTAATCAAAAAGAAGATGGGCAAAAAATTAGAAAGACACTTTTAAAAGATTATAACTTTAAAAATATTGATAAATTAAATCAACCAATTGGTGAAGAAATAATAAATAATTCGGGAAATAAAATAAAAGGATTTGAGCATAAGATAGACAATTATTATAATGAAAAAAAATCCCCCATCGCTTTAAATGATATAAAAAATAATTTATTATTTTTTGATAATGATCCTAAAAATCCAATGAAGTCATTGGAATTAACATTTGATGATAGATTGGTATTTATAATAACAACTTTTTTTATTAGATATTTATCTGTGATCTTAATACAGTGGTGTATTGATATAAACTTTATCAAAACTTTTAACGAAGGTTTCGTATATTATGTTATTATTTACCTTTCTATATTCTGGTTTATTGTTTTGTTCATAAATATTGACAATAATGAACAAGTTGATTATATGAACTTTGGCAATAGTATGAATAGTATTAGAACATTATTTTACTATTTTTATATGGGAACAAATGGTATAACTGCGTTATTTATACATTCGTGTTTAATAATAGTATTAATTATAATACCTATAGTATTAAATATAACAAAAAAAGAAGATTTAGAAGATTTAGAAGATGAAGAAAAAACCAATCATAATATTCTTAATTTTGATGAAAGAAAAAAATTAATTAAAACATTATCATTATTTACAATATTTATATGGATATTAACAAGTATAATAGCTACAAAGTTTTAATTATTATAATAGTTATATCTATTTATTTTAGAGAACATATAATATATGGACAGTGAAGAAAGAATTGAAGCATTGCAAGAAATATCTTCGGATAATGACAACTACGTTAAATTATCTACTGGTTTTAAAATTGGCGAAAACTTGATAAATGATATAGGAAAATATTTTGATTTAAAAATAGAATTAAAAAAAAATGATAAGCATATGAAAAATAAATTACATATAGTCGACAGAAAAAAAATAGATGATTTGCTAACAAGTGTTCCCATAAGCAACAACGTAGATGAATTGATAAAAATGTTAAAAACTACTTTAATAACGATAAAAACTATAGAAAAAAAGGATAAGGAAAACTTAATTCTATTGTTAAATTTTATTATTAGCAACGATGATATTGATATAAAAGCAGATAAATTAAGAATTATTATGCTAATATTAGATAAATCAAGTAGCATAAAACTTTTAGAACCTATTGAAATAATTGAATATAATGCAGATATAATTAAATTAGAGAATATTTTCAAAAATAAAACTTATTCGTCATTTGACAATATTGTTTTATTGGACAAATTCAATACATTTAAACAAAAATATAAAAGATTAAACGATGATTTGAAACAAGAAGATGACGAATTAATAAATGTAATAATAGCAGATATTATATCCAAATTAAAAATAACATACGGAGTATATGATAGTAATAATAGCGAAACAAGCAAAATAACAAACGAAATTTATAAAAAAATAGGTATAGATAAACAAGCAATAAAAGAAGAAGAAAGAAAGATAGAAATAGCATTAAAACTTAAAAAAGAAGAAGAAGACGAAGACGAAGAAAAAAAAACAGAAAAAAAACTTAAACAATCCAGAGAAAATATAGATTTTGAAGATGAAAGACAAAGAAAAAATAGAGAGTTTTATTTCAAATTAGAAAGAGATAATAGAGCATATTATGATGAAAACGTAAAATATGTGTTATCTGAAACATTTAAAGGAATGCTTAAATATTTAGAAGACCCAAAAAATAAGCCCAAAGTTATAAAAACCATAATTATTAATATTAATAATTATGTACAATATTTAAAAAGATATAAAGTTTATGATAATTTTTTTAACTATCGTGATAATGATAAATCATTTAATGAACATTTGAATAAATATATTAAATATTTTCATAGTGATTTTTATGATCAAACTGAGGAAAATAGATATTTTAATAAATATATTATACAAGTTATATTTAAAAATTATATTGAAATCGTTAATCACGATAATTATAACTTAGTTAATATAACAGATTATAATATAAACATACACGCTGAAAAAATTTATAATAAAATTAATGTACAATCGAATGCAACACCGACATACACCCACGATGATAGAGTTACGCAGTTATATGATGATGATGATAAGCTGTTACCAATACCGATGGCAACAGCGGTGGCAACAGCGGTGGCAACACCACAGATGACAATACCGATGGCAAATGGAGTAAACATGCAAGGAGGATTTGAAGATAAATCAAATAATCAAAATGAAAAAGAAGAGCATATTCTATTGGGGCATTACAACAATATTAAAGATATATATATTAAACTCGTTATATCATATTTTAAATTAATAGGTAATTTTGGAGGAGAAGAAAACGAAATAAAGTTAATAAATAATGATGACCCCGATAAACACGATGAATTAATAGAACGTATAACTAAAGAAAAAATAGCAGAGGCTGAATTACAATCAAGTGAAACAAACGATAAATCTCCTGAAAAATCATTGGACAAAAAATATGATGAAAATGATGTAATGATTAATTATCGCGAAATTGAAAGTACTAAAAAGAAAAATATAAAAATAAATAACGATAGGATAAAGATTTTGAAAGATGAGTTAGAAAATATAATAGAATATCTATTAGAATTGTACATCGCATGTAATAATATTAAAAATATTCCGCTTATGTCTGATTATGATGATAATATTCATGACATATTGACAAATAACAATATTTATTTATTTAAAGATAAAACTGATAAAAATAGACATTTAAATCATTACATAATAATAGATATTAATAAAGAAATTACATTTTTAATTAAACAAAATGAAGATAGTTTAGAAGAAATAATAAAAATTCAAAAAAAAATAGGAGATGCACAATTAAGCACTAGATATAGTGCTACAGATAATAGATATCGTTATGATAATAATAAAAAATATGATTATTATATAGGTGGTAATGAAGAAAATACACTTTTAAAAACACGATATAAAAGATTAGCTAATTTTTTAAGAACAGATAATCCAGGTAATGACAATAGTGAAAACCAAGACTTTAAAGATTTGGTTTATCAATTAAAAGAAGATACTAATTATAATTATAATTATAATGATGATAGTAATATTACTATTAATAACACTAGTAATAATAGTAATAACACTATTAATAACGCTAGTAATAATAGTAATAACACTAGTAATAACACTATTAATAACGCTAGTAATAACACTATTAATAACAATGGTAATAATAATAGTAATAATAGTAATAATAGTAATAATAGTAATAGTAATAGTAATGATAATGGTAATAATAATGGTATTGATAATACAATATATGAAGATATTTGGAAACAATATATGACTGGTATTCGTAAATCTAGTAAAAAAAATCCTTTAAACAATATTGAGCAAGGAAAAATATTACATGATAATGTTAATGTTAATAATTTAGTTCCAGAAATAGTTCTTAGTGTAAATTTTCAAGATAAATCAATATTTGTATTTTTAATATTAATTATACGAACAATTGTTATGGTATTATTTGAGTTAATTATAGAATATAATCTTGTCAAAAGTCTTCAATATAGTATAATTATATATTGTATAATATATTTAGTATTATTGGTATTAATTATTGGATTAGTTAATTATGATTCTTATAAATTACGTATACTATTTAATTATCTTAACGTTCATATAAACAGTTCAAATCTCATATTACATATAATATTATTCATAATATTTGTATCACTTATAATGATAATGATTGACTCTGATGATTTAATCCATAATTTTGGATATTTATTTGATTATACAAAGATATATGTTCATATTTACGAAAACACAATAACAAAAGATAAACCAATGTTTTATAATATTTTGACAAGAGAAGAAAAGATAAAGTTATTATATCGTTTAGAAATAATAACTATGATAATTTTTATATTTTCATCTTTTATTATTTTATTGTTATAGATTGTTATTTTTTGAATAATATGATAGAATTATACAATATTGTGCATTATAATTTAAAAGCGATGAACTAACAAAGTCTTTTTTTGTTAAATCAGTTGTATTTAATGTTAAATAATTATTATCAATATTTAAAATCTTTACACTGGAAAATTCGTTATCGTAAGTTTTCAATAACATATTATCATATTTATTTAAAAGGTCTATATTATAACTATCAAATAACAGTTCATCTTCATTATCTATTTTTATTTTAAAGTTATTTTCGTTTTTACCATCATATACTTCGCATATTTTAATATCATCACGCCCCATATCAAGTTCTTTGTTTCTATAATCCAAAAAGGATATATTCCAGTTTTTAACATTTAGATTTATTAAGTTTTGTGCATTTTCATTAATCATAACCCATGTATCCCAACCTCCTTCTCCATCTTTTGATGAAGTATTTGATAAAATAAAATTTAATTTTTGTGTTTGTATTCCATCATTTATAACCATAATTACATAAGGGTTTTTTATTTTTATGTTTTTAGATAACAATAATTTAGAAGGTTCTATATAATTTTTCAATAAATCAATATTTATAGAAAATGACAATTTATTTCTATTATGATTATTTGTCCAATCGCGATTATAACTATTTATGATGAGTGTTTTTTTATTGACTGTATTTTTAGAGTTTATTATATCATACATCTTTTCAACAATCATAAAAGTATTAGAATTATCTTTGGTATTTTCTATATTGCTAGATTTAACTATATCATCTTGTGTAGTATTATTATATTGAACAGACGAAATAGATGATGTCGCGTTTCTTTTTTCTTCAAGTGATAAAACTTTTGATAATAATTCTTCATTATTATATTTAACTATATCTTCTATTTTTTTATATTCATTATCTTTATCAATAATTGGTATTTCTACATTACTCTTGTTTTCAATATTATTTACTATATAATCTTTAACCTTTGTAAGAGCTATAGTATTTAATTCTATTATTTTAACTACATTTTTTATTAAGATAGCATCAGCACATATTGATGATATTATCATATTAACGATATTAATTAACTTTTCTTTTTCAATATTTATTTTATATTTGTGATTTAACATTTTTTCTGATGCATTAATTATTGTATCTTTATTACTATTAGATTTGAAATCATCTATAACACCCATCTTTAATAATTGTGTATATAAAATAGATTTATATTATTACACATCATATAGTTGCATTTTTATCTTTTAAATATTTTTTGAGATTTGGTCTAAATAAATATGACCTTGTTTTTTCCATATTATTATCTGTTATATTTTCGTCATTAATTATATGATTGTAAAAATTGCTATCATCATAAGGAGATGTTAAATTAAGTTCTTTATATTTTATTATTGAATTTAACCATCTTATTTGATATGATAGCGAAAACATACCACATTCTGTATTTTTCATTTGATGTTTTTTTTTATTAAATGTTACATTAAACTTTATCTTAGGATATATTTCTGATAATTTTGATTTAATTGTATTAATAAACTTTTTTATATACGAAGGTATATTCATAGCATTACTATCATAATAATGTGCACCATAACATTTATTTTTAGGATCTATTATAATAAATGTGGATGTCCAATGCGATCCTCCTTGATCATGTTTATCAAGATTTGTAATTAAACCTATATGTTTTATTTTTTTATTGATATATTTTTTTATATCTATAGAGCATATTTTACTATATAAACATCTGCCAAACTTATCTTCTTCAGAAAAGTCTATTGGAAATACTCCTAAAAATGCGTATTTATATTTTTTATCATTATTATACTGTATCATAACATCCTCAATATCATAATTATCTAACCATTCTATTGGATTTTTAGTCCATTTTATAGGCATCTCTGGACGCATTTCTGTATTTTCAATAACTTTTATAATCTCTCTTGTATTAACATCGTTTGTAAGTTTTTTAAGAGCACCTGTCCAACACCAATATTGTTTATCGTCGCAAATAGGTTTTATTTTATCATTTAACAATGACGATAATTTTGCTATAGAAAATGTTTTTTTATAAATTATTTTTTCATCTTTATTATTATTCCAAGTTTCTATTAAATACAATAATGATTTTTTTGTAAAAAGGTGAGGGTTTTTAATATTTGCTGGACTTGAATAAACCTTATTAATATTTTTTGCATCTGTCGCTATATTATTTGATGTCATAATAATATTTAAATTTATAAATACACCTACCATATATAAAGAAAAAATAATAATATCTTGTTAAAATATGTATAAAAATAAAAATTGATATATGTATAAAGAATAATAATTTTATAACAATGGGTATAATTGAAGATTTACGTGCATTCATTAATAAATACAAGGTAGAAAAAGGTAAATCTTACACCAATACAAGTATTGGTTCCCCTAAAGTAAGTCTATGTATTCCAGATGATAAATATGATGAATTTATCAATATTTACAGTCTTGCCCTTACAAATGGTGTATCATTATATTTTACAGAAAAACCTCTTGAACCAAGTCCATTAAGAGTTGATATTGACTTTCGTTTTACTATACCAGAAACCAAGTCTGGTATTTATAGTTCGCAGAACTCAAACTCATCTTTGAATGATAAGAAAAAATACGATAGGGTATATACTTCTGAAAATATTTTTAGAATTGTTGATGGTTATTTCAATGTTATAAATCAATATTTGAACGTAAGCGAAGAAGAATCAATAGCATATGTTATGGAAAAACCAAATCCTGTAGAGTTTCGTAATAAATTAAAAGATGGGTTGCATATCATATTTCCACATATTATTATTCCAAATAATGCACAACATTTTATTAGAAGAAAAATATTGGATATGTCAGCTGATATATTTAAAGATCTTCCCATATGTAATGATTATGATT